TAGGCGTTGGTGCTGGTTGTAGCAGCAGGAACGGTTGAGTAAGCAGTAGCGATCGTGAATGGGCTCAAGGCTTCTTGACCAGCTATCACTGAAGTAGCGGCAGTTGATGTGTCAGTCAAGCTCTGGGCATAACGAACGCGCAGCGTGTGGATCTGACCAACTGGACCGGTCATTGGCTGAACGCCAACCAACTCGTTAGCGATAACGGTTGGCATCACACGTCGAATCACTGGCAGAATCACACGGTTCAATGTTGCGATGTTGCCAGAAGATGTTGAACCCGCTGTTGCATTCTCTTTCAAGTAGCGACGGGTGTTTTCTAGAATGACTGCCATGGAGTTGCGCTTGGTGCCGTTAAGGCCTTCCATCAACGCATCCTTGGTCTCACTCCAACGACCTTCAAGTAGTTCTTGTGACATTTAAGTCTCCTTTTTTTTGTATCTTACAGCCCTGCCAGACGCTTGAGGTTGATCACATTGCTGCGATCTTCTTCAGTTTGTTCATTTGCGCGGGCAGATTTATCACCAGTGACTTCGGTTACAGACTCTGTGATCACCTTCTGAGTTTTCGCAGGACGGTTTTCCAAAACTGCTGGAAGATATTTTTCGAAAGCAGCCTTTAACCTTGGGGTTTGGACGCTTTCAAGCAAATTACGCATAATCTCTTGTTTTTCCTCGTTTAAAGGATTCAACAATTCGTCCAGTGCAGCTTGACGCTGATTGGATTCTTTGATCACACGCAAATCGCGTTCCTTTGATTCAACCAAGACTTTCGCCTTGTGTACGAATCTGATGGCTTCAGACAGTTTATTATCTTTGCTCTTGATGATGTCGTGCAGTTTACGGACTTCTGCTTTTTCATTCAAGTGCGTGGCACCAAATTCTGATGCGTATGCTTCAAAGATACGTCGACCAAAATTGTTCTCACGAGCAACTTTGATGTCTTCTTGCAACTGACTGAGTTCAGCCTTTAAATGATTGGTCACAGCTTGGTTCATCTTTTTAGCAGATTCAGTTACAAATCTTGCTTTGAGATCTTCCAACTTAGCGCGAGCTTCACGCACCAGACGCACTTTTGTCTCTACGACATCGCGTTTGTCTTGTGCAAATTCTTTGATCTCACGAGCCAATGCATGCACAATGAAACCTTCTAGTTTGACTAGACCTTCATTGTGTGCCTTGCGGTCTTTGCGCAGTTCACCAATTTCTTCAGCAAGTTTAGTGACCAGGAAGTTGTTGAACTTACCGGCACTTTCTTTCATCTTGCCTTGGAACTTGACACGATCTTCTGCTAGGGCTTGCTTTTCAGCTGCCACGGCTTGGATCTCTGCTGCTAAACCTTCTGTTACCATCTTATCTAGGGCTTCCACCATCACTGTTTTGTCATGCTCATAGCGTTGTGCAAACTCTTCACGGAGTTCTGCACGGGCTTGTTCACGAGCTTCACTTAGCTTGGCTTCCCAGGCTTCAGTGATCTCCGTGCGAGTTTCCTCGGTGATCAAGTCGCTATCTAGTAACGGTTTAATAGCATCTAGCATGCCTATTTCTCCTTAGATTTTGAGATCTTTGATCAGCTTTTTTACTTCGCTGGCCAAGTATCTCTGTACCTTGTTGTCCTGCCCCGCTTCTTTGGCCACTTCCAAGAGCCTATGACCATACTTCATGTTCATAAGTCCTTCATAAATGGCTTTGGGATACGCATTAGGTGCGCTGGGTTGGGCAACTACATCAACAGTGACGATTTCAAAGTCACTGACATGTCCTGTGCGGTCATCAACATTGCCTGATCCACGGCTGCTGACGCCTAGCTTCACACCCGCATCCAGCATGGTTTTTACCAGCTGTCCCATGGGTGTGGGAAGAATTTTTAATTTTCCAAAACCTGTGTCTCCATCACACCACATCTTGTCAATCATGTGGCTCACACGGTCTAGGTTAATTTTTAGATCTTCAGGATGGTCAACTTCGCCCAACACTGAATGACCTGAACGGATCTGCTCGTTGATTGTGCTCACGGCTTTTTGTATCTCATGCGCAGGATAAATGCGATCGTTGGCATTACGCTTGTTGCCTTCGATACAAATGCCCTGCATATACAGAGTTTTGCCGGAGCCATCTGCAGCTTCCTCAGTCAGGAGTTCAATTCCTGCTTGAGTGAAGCTGAGATGTTCCTTTAGATATCGAGCCATATCTTTGTATTAACCCTTGGGGAACGGGGTTTTGGTATTAACACCTGTGGCCTGTGATGTCACTGGCCGTGGTGCTGCATCCTGTCTAGCGTTTGAACCACCCTTGCCTGGCACGTTCTTGAACTTGCCTGCGTCGGGCAAATCTTTGGTGCTAGGTGCTGCGCGGCCTTGGGCTGTGTCGCCAGTCATTTTAACTGGGGCACCTTCCATGCCAGCTTTGCCGGAATTTGCTGCGTAAACTGCTTTTTTATTGACGAAGCTTTCTTCGGATGTCTTTGGGGCAGGAGCCTTGTCCAAAGTCACGTTTTCGCTCATCATTTCTTCTGTGTCGTCCATCTCGATTGCGTCGCCGCCTTCTTCTGGACCAAAGTCATCACCGTCACCCATGTCGTCACTGCCCATGTCGCTGGTGTCGCTGTCGCCGCCCATCATGCCTTCAAATTCAGCCATGAGTTCGTCTAGCTTGTCCTCTAGATCAACTACACGATCTTCAAGTTCAGCATCACTTTTATCTTCGTCGTGATCAGCTTCCATATCTTTGGTTAGATCTTCACCGTCTTCTTCGGCTTCGTCGTCAAACTCGGCGTCGTCTTCCATGGTCATGCCTTCTTCTTCCATCTCAACGTCGTTGATCAGGTCGTCGCTGGCGTCACCGCCCATCATGTTTTCGTCGAGTTCTTCTTCGCTTTCTTCATTGACATCATCTTCTTCCATCAAATCTTCATAGATTTGGCGGCTCTTTTCTACAACGATGTCATGGAAAAGTTCTTTGGCTTTGTCGTTTTCGTCATTGATGACGTATTCGATTAGTTGTTCAAATTTATTCATGAGTCCCTCCAGAGTAAATGGCTCGTGTGGTATTTACAAAAGAAAGGAAATATTGGTGTATTACACACCGAAAACTGATAGTTTTGTGTGTATTACATGCCTGGGGCGGCAGGAGGAGGTGCGTATTGCAATCGTATTAGTTTGAGTTTTTCTTTATACTCATACGATCTCATGTCATTCATTTGACGAAGCTTGCGAAGTTGACGCAAAGTAAGTCGGGTCTTGCGCAAATCGCCTATGAGAGGTTGGCTATTATCTTGTTCTAAGTCTTGATAAGCCTCTGGCTGCTTCTGATAGAGTTCATTAATGATCATAATATTATTTATCAGAGAGTGGGTATCGGCGGGGCACCGGGCGGAGCTCCAGCAGCAGCCGGAGCACCAGTGCCCACAGCAGGTGCGGTTCCTTCCCCAGCGGCGCCCGGCATGCCTGCTATTTCTTCCCCTGTGGTGATGTCAGATTCTAATCCTGCCGGAGTCACACCAATACTGCGCAAATCTTGACCTTGTGTGGTCTGTAGATCAGGTTTATCACGCTCTTCACGCCACATTTTCTCGTTTTCCACGATCTCTTCTTCGGTGAGTCCAAGATAACGTTTGAGCAAGAATCTCTTGCTCAAGTAAGGCAAGGGTTCCAGGCTAGTGAATGTGCTCACACGGCTGGTATCTAATTCTGTTTCTCGATAACTGGCAAAATTCTGAGGTGCGCAAAATTTAATATTAAACAGGCCAGAGTCAATATTAAAACCTCTCCAGCGCATGAACATTTTAAATTCGTCATCCAACTTCTGCATGATACGCCCTTGCAATCGCTCGCAATATTGATTAAAACGATATTCCTGTATCAATGCAGTTCCCACACGACCATCATTGAATGCACGGTCTGAATCATCTGGACCTGTGGGCAGGTAGCTCGACGGCACACGCAGGCCACGAGCCATCTTGTTGTTGAAGTATTTCAAATCGTCAATCTCGCCAAGGTTTTGACCGCCGGGCAAGGGCTCAACACTGGAGCCGCGACCACCTTCTCCAACTGGAAAAAAGAAATCTTCATTGATTGATAATGGGTTATAGGTAGCATCCATCATGTTAGAACCACCACCACTCAGCGTAGGAATCCTGCGCTGATGCATCTCGTTTTTCACACGTTCCACAAAAGCCATAGCCATGTGGCTAGGCATATTGCCCACGTCAATCTTGAACACACGTCGTTCTGGAGCTCGCTGTACACGATAAATCAGCACAGCATCTTCCAACAGTTCTTTCTGTTTGAACACCTTGAAGATATTTTCCAGGATGCTCTGACCAAATGGCCAGAAATAGTCCAATCCTTCGCTGAGGCTAAGATGCACAATGTGTTTGGCATCAATGGCTGCTTCGTTCATGGCCCGAGAGAATCTGCTGTTTCCTGACGTGGCCTGGCCGCCCGAAGGTGCTGTATAATTTCCTTGATTAGTGATGCTACCTACACTGGGATTGACCACAAAATCCTGGGCAGTTTTAGTGGCCACTGTTAGATTTTCAAAATTAGGGTTGATGTCGCGCAGTATATATTGTTCTGGTCTTTTGCCTTCGCTTTCGTTCACGATGATACGCGATACTTTGACCATTTCTACCCAAAACATTTCAAATGTTTCTGGGTCACGCAAAAACACCTGATCCCCATACTTGATCACATTGCGGAAAATTTTAAATATACGCTGGTCTAGTTTGTTGAGTTTGGTCCACTGTTGTAATTGTTTCTTGATGATTTCTACTTCATGATCTGTGGGCTGATCTAAAAAATCAATGTCAAATGGCGTGCTGTTGTCTGTGTTGATTTGGGTAGAAAATTCTGCGATAATATCCAGGCAGGCATTGATCTCAGAATCACAATCCATGTTTTCGTACTGATTATAACGCTCGATACGATTGGGATGGCCTGAATATACTTCAGGCAATCTACTGGCATAGTTACGGAAAGAAAAATCCTGCTGAGCTGCCCAGTTATTGCTACCGGCATTGTTGGCTGTACCAGTTTTGCCGTAACCAGGTAAACCAAATTGATTTTTTCCAGAGATTGGGCTCAATTGACCGATAGGATCGGCTATCTTAAAATACTTGCGCCATCCGCCATTGCGTCCATTTTGTCCGCTTTCTGTTGCCATTGGGTAGAGTTCCTTTGGGGTATTTACCGTAGATCAGCTGTTGTAAGCAAGAAGTTTTTCAGACACACTGAGTTGACTTCGCAGGACCCCAACTATTTCTTCCAGGGTGTCTATCTGCATCTGCATCTGCTGACTGTTTTGATTGGTGGTTTCTACTGGGATGCTACGACCATTGGGCAACGGAACCACTGCTTCTGTACCATGCAGCATGGCACCATAGCCACTTTTAGGACCGCTGAGAACACCACCATTGGCAGCACTGTACTGGAAATGCACAGGATCGTTGGGCACCGTCTGCTTCAATCCAGCTGCATATAGATATTCCATTGCAGCATTAAAATTACCTATGTCCACAGCATTGCCTTTTTCGTGGGCACTGTTGCCGGGTTTGGCAGCAGGATATGGAGATTTACCACTGATATAATTATCATACAATCTCTGTTGATCCTCTGTTGATCTTCGTGCGCTGGTGATCAGTAATTGTTGTCCGGTAGAATCATGGAACATCTGCGCTGCGGCTATCACTGCTTCTTTGAGTGTTGAGTTTAGTCCTGCAAAAGCTTGTGGAGTACCACTGGCACCAGCAAATGCTATGGGACTCTCGCCGCGACCTTCTTCACCACCACCAAATCGGCCACCACCGCTGCCGGGTCTTCCACCACCTCGTAAAGATACTCCTCTTGTTCCTAATTGCCCCGTCGGTCTGATCACACCAGTGGCGGCACCGCCGCTGCCATCTGGTCCCGGAGGAGTAGTATTAAACGTTGGAGCAGATGACGGATTTGCCTGAGAGGTTGATCCACCACTGGTGCCTCCAAACATCTTATCTATCGTTTTAGCTAAACCTAACATAGCGTTGGCTGTTAGTACTGATGCGCTGCCCAATGTCTTAACTGCCGTTGCAGTATGGGGCAATGCAGTCTTGGTAATTTCAGTGAGAGCAATGTTTAATTCCTGTAGATTTTTCACAGCATCAACGGTATTTTTAGTCAATTTATTAGCGGTATTAGCAGCGCCATCTTGTTCTTTTTTGACCCCATCAAGACCAACGCTTAGATTTTGCTGAGTTATTTTCATTTGCTCAGTGAAATCTATCAATTCATTACCGCTGTTCCTTGTGGCGACGATGTATTGTGTATTGATTCTTTCTTGTTGCTGCATACTCTGTTGTAGGCTACGCAGCATTTCATCCGTGGGCACTCCTTTTTTGATGTCTTCCAT